AGCGTCGTTACCACATATAGATGGTATAAATCTAACTTTAGTTCCCATGTATTCATTAAGCATTTCTTTATGCTTATGCCCACAATGTACTTCTCTAACTTTACATCTACTCCACATCTCCGGCTGTTCAGTAGCAATCAATAGCGGAAGCTCTTGCGCCTTTTCTTTATCTCCGTGTGTAAACATAATCATATTAGTCCCATATTCGTAATACTTACGAGTATTTAAACCATTATCTACAGTTACATTTTTATTATTGTGATACATAGCATCTAAAACTTCTCCTACATAAAACATGCGCTCAAAGTCATGATTACCTTGTATAACAATAACATCTACTGGAGCAAACTGTGCTAAATAATCTATAGCTTTCATAACTAAATGCCAATAGCCTCTAAAAGACTGTCTCCACATCATGTGATCTTGCTGAGGCGTACCTTTAGTTGTAGCTCTAGAAAATCCTTCTGAATTAAGACCATCATTACCGACAGGCAATAAAAATCTATCTATCTCTACACCATCTGCTTTTCTATGTAAATCTACTATAGCTTGCATATAATGTTCTTCTATAGTCCCTGGCTTATCATCTGTTATCTTACCAAAATGTATGTCTGGTAAAGATATTTCATATAGTACTGGGTCTTTTGGCTTAGTATATTTAATTTTTTTAACTACGTGAGATTGAGATTTAATATAATCTAATAAATCATCTTTAACCTGTGGCTGTTCATGCCATTGATTATGTGTTACTATACTGTACCTCTGCTCACCATTAAAGTTTTGCCAAAATTTTACAGACTTTACGTCTGCCATAGTTAATCCATTATCTAATAAATGTTTTGTAAAAGCTTGACTTTCAGTAAGCTCATGTCCATTATCATTGTTCATACGCTCTTGTACCCACTCTTCAGAAGCTACAAGTTTTTTACAATCTTTAATAATAGCAATGTCTGTCTCCCATTTATCAGCTAACCACTGCGCTCCTTTTTTTAGAAATCCCTTACGTGTTCGTAGTTTTTCTATGATCTCTTCTCTATTCATTTAATATGTTTTTAAGTTCATTAAAACTACACATCTGTTTAATTAAGTCTGAGGGATCTTTAGACTGATAGTAATCAGGTATGCAGATATTATTAAAACCATATAAGTCACAAATCTTTTTAGCCATACTTTGACCTGGATTTGTTACTTTGTCGAAATCATTGTCGTATAAAATATCTATTTTAGTAAATCTAGCTTTTAAATCTTTTACTAAATGTTCTGAAGGTATTTGCATCTCACTTTGTAGTGCAATTGCATGATAACCTGCTGCATGCAAACACATAACATCTTTAAGAGATGATGTAATGATAAGTCTCTCACCTTTATACGGGAGTTGGTTATAGCCTTGGACATCTGTCTTTTTTGTATTGCTTAACCACTTATTTTGTTCTTCATAAGGAGAATAAATTTTATATCGATTCTTGAATCTAAAAGCGTAAGTAATTGATTTACAACTAAATCTAGTACTATTTACCCAGAAATGACTTATAGGTTCGACCCCAAACATAGTTAATATTTTTTTACTAACCAAATATTGAGACCAAAATTTTGCATCATCTCTAGTCCATTGCCGACGTTTCTTTTTAATAATAACTTCAGTCTTAGTATAAGAAGGTACTTTATCTTGTCTATAGGCCATAAGCCCCATAGTAAATCTTATACTATCTTTTTTAGAACTAAGATTAAGATTAAAATCATTGTCGATAATGTTTAGTGCAGAGTAGAAATCACAATTGTATTTAAACTTTACATAGTTAAAGCAATCAAAAGTATGATCACTAGAACCAAAGTCTTTATACAATAATTTGCCATTGTAGGGTACTATTGAAACTGTAGGTGAATTATCCTCTCGGAGATCACTTTTAAATTTTTTACCTAATATTTTAAAGTTAGGGCAATAATACCTAAAAATGTCATACTCAGTAATTTTACTAAGTATGACATCGGTATGTAGGTGATCGTTACTATCTCTACGATCAATAGCCATTAGAACGGATTCTCTGTTGTTTGAGGATCTGCAGGAACTGTCCAATCTTCATTCTCATCAATAGTGTCTGGTGTAACTAGACTAGCTGTTGATACATGCTTACCCCATTTAAGGTCTGCATTGAAATCATGATTTTTAAACTGAGAATACTCATCATTAAGTGCTTTAACAAATAAATCATCTCTTTGTGGTTTTACTCTGCCAAAATAGCCAGTGTAAATACCTTGATATTTATCATCTTTAACACCTATTAGTACTCTAAGTTGATTATTCTTAAGCGCTGCACAAAGAGTTTTAATCTCTGCTATGTTACCATTTACAATAGCTTCTATTGTATCATAGTATACATTAGCACCTGCAGCAACATTTGCCCAAGCTTTAGTAAACTCAATTAGTTCTCTTTCTCCATCATAAGCTTTTCTTTCACCGTCTTTCTTCCACCAGTCATAAGTTGGTGCATCAGCTGACCATGTAGATTGACCTACATTATTTAGCCATAGAAACTTACCAGTTTGAGATTGTTTATGATTATTCTTTAGAAATAAATCTAATTTAAATTTACCCTCTTCATTTGCTAGCCAAAACGTTACTTTATTCCAGTCTTGATCGTTACTAGTTCCTGAATATGCAGGCTCTTGTTTTACATTCACATCTAGTGCGTGTAATTCTGCCATTGTAGGGTTAACCGCTACAACATTCACATTTGTTAAACCAGAGTAGAATTCTCTCCCTCCTCCAGATACTTCTTCCGTACTTGCATTACTTTGTATTGCCATAATTAATTATTTATTGGTTATTAAAATTGTGTAAATTGTGTATTTGTATTATTTTCTACTGTACCGTGAAAACTCTCGGTATTTTCTACAGGAATACTAGTTTGGTTAGGATTTACAGTTTCTACTGTATCATCTACAAACTCAAAAGATAATTTTCTAACTTTCTTAGCTTTTTTACCTTTAAGTGTTGGGTGTTGAAACATTTGTTTAACTTCCCAAGATTCTAGACCATATTTAGTCTGAATACCAGTTCTGTCTATACCATTCTCTAGATCTTCTATAATCTGTGTAGTAGTAATTTTTGCAGGCGTTGCTTGTTTTACAACTGTGCCCTCAGTTGGTTCATTTGCATCAATCATGTTTAATTGGTTTTAATTGTTAATCTATAAAAATTTTTGACCATTCTAAAGGCATGGCCTTGCCCTTTAAGTGCGCACATCTAGTACCAGCAGCTATATCATCGAGAGAATCAAAAGAAATCATAGTTTCTGTTCCTTCTCTGTAAATGTAACCAATAGCATCTGAATTAGTGCAGGTAATTTGCTTAATTTTACCAGTTAGGTCGAGATCTTTTACTGCTACTTCTTTACCTTTCTTTTCAAGCATCTTATCTTTTAGGTGTCCAACTAAGATAACGTGATCCGCAAGTTTATTCAGTTTGTCTATCCATTCTTTGTAGGCCATTCTTAAATATAAGTAGCCGGCGCCGTTTGGCAGTGATAGTACTGATGCTCCAGGATTATTTTTCTCAAAGTTTTTACCCATAGGAGTCCTCATATAAATTTGTTTAGCATAAACTTCACACCATTCTTCTAGCTTAGATATAGTATCTACAGCTATATATTTATACGGTCTCCCTTCTTTCATAATTGCTGCTCCAATAGCTTGTAGTTCTTTTAAGTTGTTTGCTTTTACTTTTAAAGCATCAACCATATCTGAACCATCTTCTAGGTCAAGGATTAAACAATTATCTAGTTGTGATAATACAGTAGTTTTACCTATCTTAGGTGCACCATATATTATCATATTCTTTGGCGATTTACGGCTCGCTTTAACCTTTGCTTTTGGTAATTCCATAATTTCCATCTATATATTATTTTTTAGTTTTTAATTTACTTCTTAATGTGTCTCTTCTAGACATAAGTCTTGTAGTTTCTTCTTCGTTATCTTTGAATCTCTTTAACCTTTTGTCTACTTGATTTATTTCGTTTAAGACTGCTATTTTTGCTTTGTTTTTCCCGTTTCTTTTGCTCATAAATTTCTATATTTTTAAATAATTTTTCATTTGATCTATCTTTTACAAATAATTTATATATGTATTTTATCATAATCTTTCTTTTATTGTAAATGTTGACATTTCTGCTTCGTAAGGTATCATACCTAATAAACCATCACGATTCTTCTCTATATGTACAGCTAGTAATCCTACTGGATCTTCATCACAATATTTATCTGTGATACCATACAAATCATTAGGCCGTTGGAGCATCATTACTACATGTGCATCCTGACCTATGCTATCGCCACCAAATAGATCTGTTAGCAAAGGCTGATATTGTGCTTTAGCTCTATGCTCAGATTCTATGTTACGATTTAGCTGAGATAATAATATATTAATACAACCTAAATTTGCTTGCATCCACATACATCCTTTACTCACATCATTTAGTTTTTGTAGTTCCATGTCTTTGTTACTCAAAATTAACCTAGAGTGATCAAACACATTAACTATAACTGAGTCTGGACGTTGGTTAGCTATATCTAAATTAGCTTGTTTAATAAATTCTATATCTCTTGGAACGTTATTGAAATGCACAGGATAGTTCCCATACTTCATAACTTCTTGCTTAAATCTTTGGTACGATTCATTTTCTAATCTTTTACCTACAGATAATAAATCTCCTACTTGTTTGTTTATGCCTTTTGAACCTGCACGGAGTATCTGCTGATAACCGGGCATCTCGAAAGACCAATACAATACTAATAAGTTTTTACCTATATTTTTATCTAGTAAGTCAAAAATTAATTGATTACTAAACGCTGATTTACCTACACCTGGACGACCTGCTACTACATACATCTTACCAGGCTGTAAACCTCCTAATAAATTTCTGTTTAGCCTGTCCCATTTAGTAGGATAAACTTGACGTTTACCATTCATCCCATCTGCTACCTGATGTAGAGATGCGCTAATTGCTTTTCTAATGCTTTTAAATCCGTTGTTTTTAAAGGGATCTTGTGATTCTATTGGTTTCTTGTTTTGTGTCATTTTCATCTAAGTTTTCATACTTTTCCCAAGTATGGTTATTAATCCATGTTTCTAAATTTTGCATGTATGCAAGATTATGCTTTTCTATTGTAAGTTGTGTGTTTAAACAGTCCATGATATGTCTATGTTTATATAGCTTATCACCTACAATTTTTTTGTACTTTGCTTTGCATTTAGAATTAGCTTTAGCATCTGGATCCTTAGCATGTAACACTCTAATACCTCTATCAGTAGTCATTACCTTCATAGGATACGTACCTATAAGCTCAGCAAACATCTGATCAAAATTAGAAGAAAAGAGGTCTATAAACTCTTGTCTAATAAAATGTTGATCAGGTGCTTCGCCTAGCTTAATGTATCCTTCTTCTTGTAACTTCTCTAAATTTGGTTTAAGATTAAGATTGATCAATTTAGCATAACTTTCCTTATGTATTATATAAAGATATAGAAAATCGTCTGCAGACATTCCCGTCTGTTCTAACACTTCAAAATCTATATCAACATTCATATGGCAGTAAAGGTTATAAAAAGTTCTGTTATACTATTGTTTAAATCTAAAGCAAATATAATAAATTCTGTTATTATGTACAAATATTTTAAATAATTATTTCCACACAACATTCTTTAATGTTTTTGTAGCGCTTTTTAGCCACTTTTCTTCCTTAGAATCAGCAACATACAAGATTATAATTTGACCTATTTTATTCTCTTGAAACCGTACAAGACGTCCTACACGCTGTATCATAGACAATCCTTTGCTTGTAATACCACAAATTATAC